ATAACTAGAAACTCCTGCTTCATCCGCTGTTTCATTCCACCATAAAACTTCTACTTCTGGTGGCGGCATCCGATCCTTAACGCTGATCCATTCGCTCTGAACAATTTTACCTTGCTCATATCCTCGCTTAAAACCATCTAAATTAGCTTGGCTTAAAAGGTTTTCTATCTCATGCTTTTTGAACGCAGGACGGTCTAACCTAATCTGATTTAGTTTTTCTTGGTATTCCGCTGCTGCCGCCTGGTAGCCAGCGCGATAACCATATTGAAAACTACGAATTCGTTCATGCTTAAAAATGCTATCTGCATCTTCTATTGCAGGAGTTATACTGCGCTCATATTCTTCTGCTATTTTTTGCAACTCTTCAGGTGTTTTAGTCATTTCTTCCACTCCTCTCCATGCTCACGATTCCAGTACCAGTCGTACTCCTTATACGTAATCCGGCTATACCTACAACTGTTCCACGTATTGCACTGCCAACACTGTATATAAGGCTTCTCAGTCACACCAATCCCACGGTGCTCGCACTTCTTACAAACAAAACAGACCAATGTCGGCCGTCTGACGCTGTTAATCTTCGACTTAGCCACAAATCATGTACCGGAGCAGGAAACAGCAAAAACGCCCACCACTAACGAACCATTGGTCTATGTCTACATACTACACATCATCATCTTTCGTCAGATACTTTTGTACAAATTCTTCCTTACTCATCGGCTTAGAACTAACCACAGCACGAATCTCACCAGTATGCTCAATCACCTGCTGCTCACTCCAACCCAACTTAGTCTTAAGCAAATGTAACAAAATAGGCGTATTCCCATTCATAGCCTCAGTAATCGCAACAGACGCTAAACCACGCTGCATCTCCGTCACACCACTCAAATAATCCTCTAGGTAATACTTCTCCAAAACATACACCGTCACCCTCGCAGCTATAGCCGCATTACCCTTCGACAACCCTAGCCTACCCAAATCACTAATCTGATGCGCCAAATCCTCATTACGCTGATGCTCCCTCGTGTGAGGCTTAGGCTGCATAATAGGCGGCAACACCTCTACATTCGATTCGTTTGTTTCATCACTCATAAACGTGTTTGATTGGTAGTAGGGGTAAAAAATTTGGGAGGGTGGATATATATATAGTACCGGTACCTTTGCGTTTCCGATCTGAAACTAAAAAGAGAAACGTAGCTCTAATAGGCAGATTCCCTACCCACATTTCCAATCGAAACAGGTAGTTACCTAAGAAACTATATATGTGTGGCGTGTCCCGATAAGACAAGTTATCGGTCAATTTGTTATAACTATGCGATATCACGTAACATCTTCATGAAGTCCGTGTCACTCATCTCTGCGATATCTGCGAGTACAACGAGTTCCATCACGTGAAACAGGCGCTTACTCTTCTCACGGTATTGAATCGCTTGCCATGTGCATCCCATGAGAGCGCCCAGGGCAGCTTGTGTGAGCCCCATACGCTTACGTACCTGATAGTATGGGTTACCTCTAGCATAAGGCGCCATGTGTCTGTACGACCCGATAAACGGATATTTCGGAGTCATCTTTATGTTTTCACCATATCTCTTGTAAGCCATTATGGTTACATCTTGTGCGAAGTGGTCACGGTTGTCTACTCAGTGCGTGTCTTTACGCTCAGTCAGATACGACGATGACTCATAGAGTTTATTCAAAGTTATTTTCATTTATTCGTAAGTTTCTTTGAATACGTAGCTAACCCACTAATCTTACTCACTGTAAATAATTATGAATCATTTCTTGACAGTGAAGCATCATATCCATTACTATGTAAACATAAAGAGTGATTAACACTCAACGGAGACTACGGACTATGAAAACTACTTACACGAAAAAAGATGCCAAGCACTGCAAGGCAACAATAAAGGCAGTTGCTTGTTATTGGAATAACGAGCCGTGCACCTACGTGGGCAAAATAGAATATAGCGATCAAGGCGTTCGATTATTTACTACGGACACAATGATTTACCGATTGCACAAAGAGGATGCATTGGCTGATGCGGTAGCAATACTCAAATATGATGGAATCTGGATTTAACGAATAATAGGAGACACGGACTATGACAACACGAGAAAATTTAAGTCACGAACAAATAGAACTACTTTTATACTGTGAGCACGATTCGTTTTTCGCCCCGGCGTACTTCGACCGGGCTTATAAAACACTTGGTAAATTCCATAAGGAAGGGACCTTTAGTCTAGATCGTGCAATCGCATATCTTGATCGGTATTTGGTGTTTCCTGGTGGCAAGGATTATGTGCTTAATCATTGCAGTATGACGGACAGCGTAAAAACCATGTTTCCAAAAGCGGTACGAACACCGATTGCAGAGGTATTGGCGCATGAAATGGTGGCTGAGTTTAGACTAGGTAACTACTAAGGAGACATGAACATGGATCAACTAGAGCAAGCATTTACAGACCTACTACGTGTGATTCTCATGCTAATGGTCACGACTATCGTGATTACCGGCGTGGGTGTGGCGGAGTATTATCAACGGCCTAATGAAGTAAAAGAGGCAACAAAATGAAAAGGTATCTGTTACTAGCTTTATTGGTTCCTACCGTTGCAATGGCTCAAGACTGGTACGCTGAGGATATACCAGGGTTTATACCTGATCAGGTCATCCCAGTAGTGCCAGATGTTCCTGCACCACCCAATTACTACGGCGTGGCGAACGGTGCGTACCGTAACGGTTACACAGTCGTTGAAACCGAGCGCCAACAGTTCGATCCGTATCGAGCTGCCACTGGTTTCATGGATCCATTCTATAAACAAAAGACCTATCAAGTCGTTCCAAATGATAGTAATGGCGCACCGAATCAGCCCTGGATACTTGGAAAGTGAGTAGCTATAGGGCGCCATACGTGGCGCTCGCTTAGCTAATCAATTCTGATTAGTGATTAGTAGTACAACAAAATAGGAGGGATTTATGCGTATTATATGCGCTGGTGCTTTGTGTTGTCTTTTATCAGGCTGCGGATTGTTGTCGGATGGTGTTGTTATTTACGGCACACCAGAAGGCATCAGAGCGTATCACGATGGTGTGGTGGGCATGGTCGCACAAGCCAAGACCTCACGGCCTAATGGTAATACTGCATACTGGCAGCAACGTGAGCAACAAATACAACGGCTCTCAGTGTGGGAAACGTTGTCAAAAGGATTAATCGCAAGCAAAGAAGAGGTAAACAATGGTCAGTAAATTATGGTGCTGGTTCAAGTTGACATCGATGATCGTCGGCGTACCCGTTACGATTGGACTTATACTCGTAGCTTGTGAGAGGACGTTACACACGTTGACATGTGAGACTGCCCGATACGGCTGCAATCGTAGTTTATTGCATGGTGTTAGTTACATCACCGAGCAAGTTGACAGCGAGCACGATGTGATTCTGACCCCTCAAAAACCTAAAAAGCACTAGTGTGCATTATGTACGCATAGTGTATACACATAGTATGGATAATTTCTCGATCCCAAAAATATTTTGGAAAATTGAGATTGAAACGAAAATGGAGGCAAAAATGGACATATTACAGTTAGGCGATTGGCGTCTACTCATGAAACACAACGATGTAGAATTTTGGGTAAAAGCTAGTAAGAACGGCGACAGATTAGTATTGGAACCTGAAGACGGTTGGAATCAGATTGCCGCAGAAACCAACGTACACCCAGAGAATCTCCTGGAACAAATAGACGAGGCTGTATTTAATTTCGGAGGTCTATAATGAAAACGATTTACTCAGCTTTTGTAAAAGCACAAAAAGCCTTTGGTCCTGCACTAAAGACTAGCACTAACCCACATTTTAGGTCGAAGTATGCTGATTTGTCGGCGTGTGTCGAGGCAGTGATAGACGCATTAAACGATAACGGAATAGGGCTAATTCAAACGGTACATGAGTGTAACAATGGCGCATTAGTAGAAACCATTTTTATACACGAATCGGGTGAATCGTTGTCATGCGGTAAACTACACGTTCCAGCAACAAAACAAGATGCCCACGGTTTTGGTTCAGCTTTGACCTATGCAAGGCGCTATGGGCTTATGTCGGCCTGTGGGATAGCTCCGGAGGATTGTGACGGAAACGCCGCAGTAGCATCGGTAAAACCTCCGCAAAAAACTGGTCGGACACCAGGTGAGATTGTGGGTGGTAAGAAAGTCCTTGAGGGTGATGTAGCTAAAATCGTGCAAGCTGTAGCACCTGGTAAGCTAACACCGACAACGTATGACCTATCACCACTTGACGAGACGAAACGGCAAGCGGCTAGGGAATATCTGTTGCAAAATGGTGCCGTAGAAATTTCTGAAAATAGGCTTAAAACTAAATTCAGATTGGAACGGCTAACGCAATATGTAGTTGACAACAATGAAGAAAATACCTGACCGCAAATCTTACGACGCACCTCCAGCTGGCTACAAAAGACAAACTGTCTATGTGCAGTTGGAGGTGTTTAGTCAGTTTGTAAAAATTGCAAAATCAAATCGTGAGTCGCTGAAAGATGCGCTTGCAAAGGCTATTAAATGGTACATAAGTCATGGACATTAAAGGACAACTGGAAAAAGACGCTTTGGAATTTGGTACTGAGTTTTGTCCGAGGCGTAATCGGGCACAGGAAGTTGAAGATTATCAAATTGCGTATATGGCGGGAGCGAAACAGCTCAAGATTTACGTGAACGCTTTTGTTGAACGAGTGGATACAATGCTTGGAGAGCCGAAAGGTGAATTCGAGCTAGGGCAAAGAGATGCTTTGTTCTGGTTGTTAGACCACGTAAAAGAATTATTTGCAGAAGACACTGAAGAGTAATCGAAATGAGATGTAGCTCAGTTGGTAGAGCAGGATTAAATATTGCCTATTGGTAGGATTGGAGCTAGTTAATATGTATGAAAAATGGTCCATACATATTAATTGTTCCACCTACTAATTATCCAGGAAAGGTATATCGAAACCGATATGCTTACCAACATCATGTTGTTTGGTGGGAAAATACTGGTGAATTGCTTAATAAAAATGAAATAATTCACCATGTTAATGACAATAAACATGATAACTCTTTCAGTAATTTACAAAAACTGACTAATTCAGAGCACATCAAATTTCACGGAGCACTTAAAAAACGGACGATGCAGCGATTAAATTGTACGTTTTGTAATAATCAATTTGAAATTGAAGCGAGAAGTTTTAATTTTAAAACGAAAAAGGGACAAACAAATTTCTATTGCTGTCGAAGTCACCAAGTGCAAATGCAGTGGAAGCAAGGTAAAAAACATCCAAGACGATCCAGCGTACCTTAATAGTAAAGGATCAACCTGTTAAGTTGAGATATGTAGGTGCGACTCCTACCGCTGGAGCCATAAAAAAACCTCTCGCCGGTAATTGCTTACTGACGAGAGGGCATGGAGACATGATGGACTAGATCACGCATCTCCAATGTACACATTCTAACCACTTCGCACAACCTTTCTTTCAAGCCTCTAGGATGAACGCTATTCAATTCTAATTCTAGACCTACCTC